AGTGGCAGATCAAAAGACCTTGAGCCATGTGCGTTCGACGCACCCGAGGCGTGGTGGGCTGGCATTGCCGACTTGGTTATCCTGGACGAAGCGAACGAGCTGGCGTGGTCGGTTGACTACAAAACCAGCAAGTCTGCGCGGTATGCCGACGTGAAGCAGTTGGACTTGGTGGCGACAGTCATCTTCAAGAAGTACCCCAAGATCAAAAAGATCAAGTCAGCCCTGCTGTTTGTCGTGAGCAAAGAGTTCGTCAAGGCTACGCACCATGCCGAGATGGTCGCCAAGTACATGGAAAAACCCACACAAGACGTTGCGCGAATCGAAGCAGCTCTTGAGAACGGTGTATGGAATCCCGTAACTGGACCCTTATGCCGATTTTGTGCAGTGAAGCAGTGTGAATACAACAGGAGTTAATCATGCCTAGAGGGGTTTCCAACAATCCAAAAAGTGTGCCCTGCCCTGTCTGTAGCAATATATTTTTACAGGCACACCATACCCATAAATATTGTTCTGTTTTATGTAAACGTAAAGAATACAGGGAACGTGGGCCTGAAACCACGGAACGGCAGTACGCGCTAATCAGCGGGAATTGGGAAAAATATTTTGGGCGGCTATGCGTTAGAGCGTTTCGCCGAGACCTTCTTAGCAAGCATGACTGTGTTGCGTTATTAGTAGCGCAAGAATATAAATGTGCGTTGACTGGGATAGAACTTACGTGTACGCTAGAAAAAGGTACGGTGTGCAAGACAAACGCAAGCATAGACCGAATCGACCCAAAAGGGCCGTATACGAAGGACAATGTTCAGCTTGTGTGCGCAGCTATCAACAAGCTACGGGTAGATATGTCCGTGGATGACTTCATTAATTGGTGTAAGAAAGTGAGTGAATATGCCGTACGTAAATAAAAAAAGACCCTATGCGCATGAGTACCAGATGCAATTAAAGCGAGGCGAAGATAAGCCCCGCCTTGAACGTCAACGTGCCCGCACCGAGATGGACAAGAAAGGTGTTGACCGTAAGGGTAAAGACATCGACCACGCCATTCCGTTATCCAAGGGTGGTACTAATGCTGCCGGTAACTTGAAGCTCAAAAGCCCAAGTGCCAACCGTTCCTTTACACGTAATTCAGACCACACGGTCAAGATTAACAAGCCAAAAAAATGAGCCTATCAGAGTATGAGTGGCCCCGGCCTCCGGGGTTTTCACCGTTCGCGCATCAGAAGCAAACAGCAGAGTTCCTATTAGCAAACCGCAAAGCCTTCTGCTTCAACGAGCAGGGTACAGGCAAGACAGCATCAGTGATTTGGGCTGTTGACTACCTGATGCAACGAGGGTTAGTTAAGCGTGTGTTAGTGGTATGCCCGTTGTCGATCATGAAGTCGGCATGGCAGGGTGACCTGTTTAAGTTTGCTATCCACCGTACAGTTGCTGTAGCTTACGGTAGTGCAGCTAAGCGCAAAGAAATCATCAAAGGCAACGCCGAGTTCGTCATCATTAACTTCGATGGTGTCGGCATCGCCAAGAAGGAAATTGCTGAAGGTGGGTTCGACCTCATCGTCATAGACGAGGCATCGGCCTACAAGAACGCAATGACCAACCGCTGGAAAGACATGCGGGATTTGTGCAAGGTCATCAAGGGTTTGTGGATGCTCACGGGTACGCCCGCCGCCCAGTCCCCAGTAGATGCCTACGGCCTAGCTAAGCTGGTAAACCCCAAGGCAGTATCCCCGTTCTTCGGGCAGTTCAAAGATACGGTGATGATAAAGGTCAGCACGTTTCGGTGGGTCCCCAAGCCTAATGCTATGTCTTTAGTACACAGTATTCTTCAGCCCGCTATTCGCTTCGAGAAAGCCCAGTGCCTAGACCTGCCCCCATTGACTTTCGTTGAACGCGAGTCGGTGATGTCCCCCCAGCAAGTCAAGTACTACAACGTACTAAAGAAGCAGATGCTGATCGAAGCCGACGGGGAAGAAATTAGCGCGGTCAATGCTGCGGTACAAATTAACAAGCTGCTTCAGATAGCTGGCGGTGCTGTGTATACGGACACAGGTGAAGTACTTGAGTTCGATGTGTCCAACCGCCTCAACGTGGTACAGGAAGTTATCGAAGAGTCGAGCCACAAAGTGCTGGTGTTTGTGCCGTTCACGCACACCATCGAGCTACTGCAAAAGCACCTGAACAAGCACAACATAACGTGTGACGTTATCAATGGTAGCGTAAGCGTAAACCAACGCTCCGACATAGTTAAGCGGTTCCAAGAACAACCCGAGCCCAAGGTTCTACTGATACAGCCAAAAGCTGCATCGCACGGGTTAACCCTTACTGCCGCTAACACAATCGTATGGTACGCTCCATGTACCAGCGTGGAAACGTACCTCCAAGCCAATGCACGGATTGATCGCCCCGGACAGGTGAACAACATGACCATCGTGCATATCACAGGCAGTCCTATCGAGGCACGGATGTACAAAATGTTGCAGGGCAACATAAGCAACCATAGCAAAATCATAGACTTATACCGCCAAGAAATTTCTTTGGAAAGTACTTGACAGTGTAAAAAGTTATGGTATAGTACCGTTCCCTATAAAAACTGGAGAAGCACATGGAATTGGACGACACCGTTCAGGAAGCACCGCCTTCCAACGTCAACCTCGACAAGCTAGCCGAGGTGTATATCAAGATACGCGACAAACGCGCACAGCTTAAGCAAGCCTTTGAAGCAAAGGACAGCGAGCTTGAAGAGCAAATGCAAGTGCTATCGAACGAGATGCTTGAAGTATGCAAGCGCCTTGAAGCCGACAGTATCCGCACCCAACATGGCACGATCATCCGTTCAGTAAAGTCACGGTACTGGACAAATGATTGGGATTCGATGTACCAAGTTATCAAAGAACATGGTGCGTTTGGCCTGTTAGAGAAACGACTTCATCAGACAAACATGAAGGACTTCCTCGCAGAGAATCCATCGTTCTACCCCGCTGGCCTCAACGTGGAGAACTCCTATACCGTGGTTGTTAGACGTTCTAAGGAAAACTGAAATGAGTAACCTCACCATCCTAAATCAAGACCTCCCCGACTTCCTGCAACAAGCGGGTGTTAGTGAGCTTACAAAGCAACTTGCTGGCAAGTCCGGCACTAAGCGCATCGTGCCTAAAAACGGAATCTTCCGTAAGGTTGTCGGCGGCGAAGAAATGGGCAAAGTTAAGGGCGACCTTAACGTAGTCGTGGTCAACGCATCCCCGCATGTTGGGCGTATCTTCTATGCACAAGCATGGACTCCCGATGCCGAGCCGACTTCACCCGATTGCTTCTCCAACGATGGGCGCTCTCCCGATGCTGGTTCAACCAACAAACAAGCTGACCGCTGCGATTCGTGCCAACAGAACATCAAGGGTTCGGGCATGGGCAGTTCTAAGGCATGCCGTTATTCGCGCCGCATTGCTGTGGTACTGGAAGAAGACTTCGGTACTTCGCTAGAGGGTGAGGTCTACCAAATGAACTTGGCTTCCAAGTCTTTGTTTGGCGACAGCGTAGGGGACAACACCCACACCTTTGAGAACTACACCAAGTACCTCGCAAACAATGGCAAGAGCTTGGACTATGTGGTTACGCAAGTGAGCTTCAACGAAGACAATGACAACCAGTCCGTGCTGTTTACGCCTGTTAAGTTTATTAACAAAGCTATCCATAGCGTGACTAGCAAGGTTGCCACTTTGCCTGAAACACAGAAGCTTGTCACCATGACTCCGTACCAAGCGGAAACATCAACCCGCGCACCTCGATTGGAAGCACCTAAAACCGAAGCCCCCAAAGCTATCGAGTTGAAGGACGACCCTATCGAAGAGCCCAAGAAGCGCGAGTCCAAGAAAGCTGCCGAGCCTGTAGTTACAGCCAAGAAGAGCTTGGATTCTGTAGTTGCAGCTTGGTCTGACGAGGAATAACGTATGAGCTACGGTTACAGCCAAAGCTTGGTGGATGCTAATAAAAAGGCAAACGCTAAGTCTTTGGGCGTAGCCTTGGGACGCTTGTGTATTAAGCAAGGTATCCCTGTTACTGAGGTGGCGAGGGAGCTAGAAGTTAGCCGCATGGCGGTGTACAACTGGTTTTTGGGTACTCATTCCCCCACGCCCTCCATCAAGAGCAGGGTACTTGTTTATTTAGACAGCCTCAAGAAACGCAATTAATAATGTCCACATTCGACCTATTGGATGCGGTTCTTCCCGCAGAGGGAAGGTACTGCGTGTTAGGTATTGGCAGGTATCCTGACCAGCATTTTGTAGATACACGGGAACAAGTTAATGAGTTAGCCGAGCAGTTCGTAAAGCGCGGAGTTGATGCTTATTTTGGGTGCGCCAAGTTTGGCCCCCTTAACAATCGTACGCATGACAACGCTACATACTTTCGCGCACTGTGGATGGATATTGATTGCGGCCCCACCAAGGCCGAGCCCGACGAAAAGGGCAGAATCAAGGGCTACATTGACCAGCAGACTGGGCTTGCTGAGTTTCAGAAGTTTTGCAAAGCTGTAAAGCTACCCAAGCCAATACTGGTGAGTTCCGGTTATGGGATTCATGCGTACTGGTTGCTTGAAGAGACGGTATCCCGCAATCAGTGGGAACCGCTGTCTGAGCGACTTCGGCAGTTGTGCGTTGAGCAGGGACTGATTGTTGACTCGTCGGTGTTTGAAGCATCGCGTGTTCTCCGTATTCCCGGCACGTTCAACTTCAAAAACGAAGAACCAATGCCTGTAGAGGTTTTGAGTTCCGATACCGTGCGCGTCCCGTATGCGCAAATGAAAGACCTGCTCGGTGCGGCTGACCCCCAACCTGAGAAGCCTGAGTTTATACCAAGCTCCATGAGCCCAATGATGGAAGCTCTGATGGCTAACAAGGTCAAGCGGTTCAAGACGATCATGATGAAGTCGGCGAAAGGCGAAGGCTGTAACCAACTGCTTCATTGCTTCGAGAACCAAGCTACTTTGGACGAACCCCTTTGGCGTTCCGCGTTATCTATCGCAGCTTTCTGCGTAGACCGACACAGTGCGGCAAGGAAGATGTCCGAGCAGTACGAAGGGTACGACCCCGACGAAGTTGAGGTTAAGGTCAACAACCTGCTAAGTAAGGGCGGGCCGCATCACTGCACTACGTTTGAAAAGCAAAACCCCGGCGGTTGCGATGACTGCATCCACAAGGGCAAGCTCAAGTCCCCGATCATGCTGGGCATTGAGATAGAAGAAGCCGACGACGAAGACAACGAAGTGGTTGTCGAGGAAGAAGGTACGAAGGTAACCTTAAACATACCTGAGTATCCATTTCCTTTCTTCCGTGGTAAGAACGGTGGCGTTTACAAGCGACCCGACGACGATGAGGAATCCGAGCCAGCACTTGTCTACGAGCACGACTTCTATGTGGTCAAGCGTATGCGCGACCCCGAGATGGGTGAAGTTGCTTTGTTCAGGCTACACCTGCCCCATGATGGGGTGAGGGAGTTTGCGGTATCGACATCAGCGATTTCTTCCAAGGACGAGCTACGCAAGCTATTAGCTCAGCAGGGGGTGGTAGCCCACCCTAAGCAGTACGAGAACTTAGCCGTATTCGTAGTGATGTTTATAAAAAATCTACAGTACACAAGGAAAGCAGACATTATGAGAACACAGTTTGGATGGGTAGAGAACGACAGCAAGTTCATCATGGGCGACAAGGAGATTACCAAGGATGGTACGTTTTACAGCCCGCCGACCAGCACCACAGAATTCTTTGCCGAGAAGATTCACACCAAAGGCGACATGGACAAGTGGAAGGAAGTCTTCAACCTATACGGCATGGCTGGCATGGAAGCCCATGCGTTTGCCACACTGACTGCGTTTGGTTCCCCGCTGTTTAAGTTTACGGGGCTAGACGGAGCCATCATCAACGTCATCTACGAAATGGCAGGTTCAGGTAAGTCCACCATCTTGCGTATGTGCAACAGTGTGTACGGACAGCCAAAGGAGTTGATGACCATCGAGAAGGATACGTTCAACGCCAAGATGCAGCAGTTGGGTGTTATGAACAACCTGCCCAATACGATTGACGAGATCACCAACATGTCAGGGATGGAGTTCTCTGACCTAGCCTACAGTATCAGCCAAGGGCGCGGTAAGAACCGAGTGAAGAGCCAGTCCAATGCCCTGCGGATTAACAACACGTCGTGGAGAAACATGACCCTATGCTCAGCTAACTGTAGTTTCTACGAGAAACTGGGTTCAGCAAAGAACACACCGGATGGCGAGTCGGTGCGGTTACTGGAGTACAAGATCGAGCCCAACGACCTAATCGGCGTAGCAGTCGGCAAGGAGATGTTCGACCACCAGCTCAACGAGAACTACGGGCATGCTGGGGAAATCTACATCACTTGGCTGGTAAACAACCTTGAAGAAGCCAAAGCCTTAGTCAAGAAAATCCAAGCCCGCATTGACAGCGAAGTTCAGTTCACAGCCCGTGAGCGGTTTTGGTCAGCCGTAGCCGCATGCAACATTGCTGGTGGCCTGATTGCCAAGAGCCTAGACCTGCACAACTACGATATGGCAAAGGTGTATAGCTGGCTAAAGGGCATGCTGTCCGAGATGCGCAACGATGTGAAGCCGCCAAACTCCACGCCCATTTCCGCGCTGGGCGAGTTCATCAACTCCCATATCTTCAACACGCTGGTGGTTAACGGTGAGGTTGATGCCCGTAGCCAGTTGGTGTCCTTACCCTTACTGGAGCCCCGCAATGAGCTACTGATACGTTACGAGCCGGACACCAAGCACCTGTATATAGCAGCCAAACAGTTCAAAGACTTCTGCGTCAAGCAGCAGATTGGGTACAAGGAGCTACTTAAGAAGCTCACCGACTTGCAAGTTTTTGTCGAGGCTACCAACAAGCGCATGTCCAAGGGTATGAAGGTTGTATCGCCCGCTGTCCGTGTGCTGAAGTTTGACGCCTCCAATAACGAGTTCCTGCAAGTAGAAGCTATATTGGGCACAAATGAAAATCGAGACGGTGACGTACAGGATTGACTGGTCTAAGTTTCGCAAAGGCCATTCGTTTTTTGTACCCTGCATTGACCACAAAGCTGCACGGGCAGAGGTAGCTACTGTTACAAAACGCCTGAAGATAGACACCGTGTCCAAAGTAGAAATCGTAGACGGTATCAAGGGCTTGCGGGTATGGCGGGTTTGAGCTACACTGCCGACGTGTTCATTGCTTCTCCTTGAGAGTACGCTACTCTCCTTGCCCCCGGCTAATCACCGGGGGTTATTTTTTGTACGGAGCCAAGGCGTTCTCCGCCTTATCCGCAGACGGTACAGACAGCCTGAAGTTCTTCTCGGTTAGCCTAACTCCGCTACCCATTTCAGTCTCGACCACCTTCTTCAACTCGTCCTCAATAGCCTTGCTAATTTCCCCATCCTTGATTTCGTACTCAGGATGACGCAAGCTAAAGTCTATGGCCTTATCCATAGTTTCTTGGAATTTTTTGTCGAAGCGTTCGCTAACTTCAGGCCTGTTAAAGTCGATTGACTTGCGGAATGAGTCCTTCAACGCACCCATAATGCTCTGCCGTTCACGGGTGATAACTTTCTCAGCGGCTTGAGTTTTGAACGCAATGTTCTGGGCCTCTGCTATCCGTGCTGGGGCATAGCCAATAGCTTGACCGACAAGCTCACTTGTAGGCACTTTACCCCTGCCCGCTAGCTGCGCACCTTGGGTTGTCTGTATGCCCTCTTTTGCGTACCTACTGGCGACCATCAACTTGCTAATAGAAGCTGGGACTAATTTTTCTAACCCGCGCTCATACTCGCCTTGGGACATAAGCTGAATGCCCTGAGCCGCACCCAGTGCAGTAGACGCAGCAGCACCACCGATTACTTGTCCCCAGTTCAGGAACGTGTCGGTCAAAGTTTTACCCGGTTGCGGGTCACGGAACCACATATCGTTCAAGGATATGCGGCTGGATATATCCCACCCAGTCAGCTTGTTTATTAAACCGTACTCAACTAGTCGGGCTAGTTCAGGGTTACCGAAGTACTTGGGTAACCACTCAGTACGCCACCAAGTTTCGTAGTCGATGTCCCGCATTTCGTCAGGAGCATCGGGGTCTTTTTGCCATTGTTCCCAAGCTGCTTGCAGTACTTTCATGGCTAAGCTAAACGCAGGCAGGGCCACAAGGCCACCAAACAACGCATGTGAACCTAGTACACCAAAGAACTTAGTAGCCGCCGCTGCCTTACCCTGCTTGTTAAACATGGGTAGCATTTTGAAGAAGTTGGTAACCAGCAGTTTAGTAGTCAGAAGTGGGAAAAACTTGTACATGGTCACAAGTCGCCCACCAGCCCCACGCATCATCATGGGTTTGTTGTTAGCGCCATAGTTACCCAGCACTTCATTGGTTTCCCGCACTGCCGCCTTCACCGCCTCATGGTAGTTTGTCGGGTTACCGGGGCTGGCTTTCTGTAGCTCAGCCAAGTGCAGACGGAACGAAGTAAGCGCAATAATCTCACGCGACAGACGCTCTCCGTGGTGCATAAGGCCACCAAGTAGCAGTGTGTTCACTGTGTCCTTACCTAACTCCAAAGCTTTGCTGTCCACCTTAGTAGCTGGCGTTTTGGCTTGGCTAAACACTTCATTTGCTAGCGTATCCCTAGTTACACCGTACATGTCCACCATGTCACGAACCGCTCGGCGTTCTTGTGGGGTAAGTCCTTGGGCAAACTCAATGCTAGGGGCACGGAAGCGCGTAGTGCCGTTAGGCATCTTTTCCACAACCCCGTACTGGTTGTGTAGCTTCATCATCTTGGATAGCTCAACCATTGCCTTAGGCCCGTGATTGCCGGTTAGCACAGGTGCACCCTTCATCACGATGTCCATAGGCTGCATGATTGCAGAAGACCAGCTTGTCAGGTTGCGCAGGAAGGACAGCTTAACGATTGTGTTTGCGGCGTTATCCATCCACTTTTCAGCGTCAGTCGGCACCTTAGGCTGCAATGCTTCTGCTGCCATTTCTTCCATACGCTTAACAAACGGGGTGTACTGCTCTTGACCTTCAAGCTGCCGACGGGATAGTTCTACGCCACGGCGAATATCACCAGCGTGTTCAAGTTTGGCAAATGCCCGCGCCATTCTGGAGCCAGAATCATTGACTGCCCTAAGGATGTCAGAACTAAAACCCGGTGTACCTTTACGATGTACGAACATCTTGCGCACACTATTCTCTGGCATAGCTGCCAAGTACGCTTGGTATAAATTGTCTTTAAGGTTTTGTTTGAGGTGGGGGTCAGTTATGCTTGCTGTGTCTATCGCAGCATACGCACTCTTAAGTAGTTTGCTTGTTCCCTCAATGTTAGCCCGTAAGGTTTTGCCGTTAGAGTCATTGGATATCTTTAGCTCTCCATCGCTCTTAAGCTCATCTACAGTTTTGCCCTGCCCTGCTGCATATTCTCTAGCGGCGCGGTCACGCTCTAGCATGGAGTCAAACCGGTAGGTTGCGCGTGCGCTTGTTTTACCAGTCTCCAGAATAAAGTCGCCAAAGCGGGCTAAGGGGAAGTAGGGTTCTATCTTGTCGGTTTCAAACAGCAGCCTAATATCGGACAGCAGTTTTCTACGGGCCTCATCTGATAGCTCCAACTTGCTAAGGTTTTCTTCCAAGAGGTGCTGCTTAACAGCATTCATAGCTCTGTAGTAGTCCCGCAAGCGTTGATAAACTTTTTGCCCCTTTGCGCCTAGCGCCAAGTAAGCTGTATCTAGCTTAGCATTACGTACGGTATTTTTTGGGTTTGATGGGTCGTACCCAGCAAGCGTAGTTGCGTTTACCAAGTCCTCAAAGGCTACACGTTTTTTGGGTTCTGACCTATAAAAGTCAACAATTTCATCAGCCATGTTGGCTGTACCGCGCAGGTATGTCTGCACCGAGCCTGCCATTTTTTGGATTGCTTCGTGCGTATCCTTCAAGCCCGAAATAAGGTCTCCGGGGCCAGCGTAAGCAAGGCCTTCGCTATCGTAGAAGTGGGAAACGCGTGACCGAGCATCGTAGCCCAGCGCATTCCATGCACCTTTAATCTCCCCCCACAAGTAGCGGGGGTCGCGCCACTTAGCCAAGTTAGCCGTAGCATCTCCTAGCTCATAGCCATCCCTAGATGTTTTAACCTTGTTAAGCGCTTTGTTTACGTTAGCGTTCAGTTCCTTCTGCTCTTCTTTAGGCGCAATAGCTGAATACGCCCCAGTTTCTTTTGTTGTACCAACTTCACGAGCGCTTAGGATTTGGTCGGTTGCCAGAATAAGGTCGGACAAAGCATTGACCGAATCCTTGCCCATACCGAACATACGGCGCACGCTATCAACAAACCGGTTGAACAAATGCGTATCCCGCTCGACACCTATGGTCTTGAGCAAGAAGTCCTGCATGGTCTTGTCGGTCATGCCGTAGGCCAAGAACTCATGTAAGTCAGAGAACGCCTTACCGTTTACAGCTAGGTTAGCTAAGTCTTCAGTTAGCTCCCCTTTACGAGCCGACTCCCTCAGGGCAGTGTCGGCGTTCTCCATTGTGCGGTGCAAAGAAAGCGCGGCCTGAACCAGCGGAGAGTCCAGACTAGCCCCGTCTTTAATAGCCTTCATGGCTAGGTCTATCTTCCTAGCGGTAGCAGCATGCAGTAGTTCGTGCAGTACGGTGATGTGGTTGATGCCCTGCTTATTACCGAATGACTCGCCGCGCACATAGATAGTACGGTCTTCTCTGTCATACATAGCAATGGAGCGGCCCCATTGCTCTGCTCGCTTAGCCAAGCCTTCGGGTAGGGCATCGCCCTCCTCAATCACCACAAACTTAACGCCCTGCACAAAACCACGCAGGCGTGCTGCCAAAGCCTTTTGGAATTTTGTACCAGTTCTCAGGATATGAGAAATGGCTTGCGCTGCATTTGTAAACTTGCTAAAAGCTTTGTCGGCTGGGCTTTGCGTGAACTTGGACGAAAACGCTGACTTGCTCGGAATATCCTTGGGGTCGATCTCTTCGTCCAGCATTTGCTTAGCACGCTCGCGCACGGCTTTAGGTGCGCTGGTATCCCTAGCGACACTGTTTATAAAGTCCGCATGCTTGCTGGCTTCTTTGTCATCAACACTGCTGTTGTACTTTTCAAGCGAAGACTCCAGTAAAGCCATCTCCTCCCGCTCGTCCTTAGTCAGCTTTTTGGCTGTCTTGGGTTCAGTTTTAGCTTGGGCTGCTGCTGCTTCTTTAGCTTTGGCTGCTTCTTCCTCTTTAGCTTTGGCTGCTGCCTTTTGTTCGGCTTCTTGTTCGGCTTCTTCCCTAAGTTCATCCACACGCTCGTCTATTGCGTCTTCCTTAGCAGTTTCAAGCTGGTCACGCATGATGTCAAGCACATCATCAGCGCTTTGTTCACGGTCACTTAAGGCTTCTTGTATGTCGCTAATGTCGTCAAGTACGCCATTTTTCTCTAGCTTAAACATAAAGGGGCGTAGTTGCGCCTTGGTCTCAACTCGATCACCGTCCTCAATACGGCGTAGTGCTTCCCCAATAGGCCCAGCTTCTACTTCAGCTTCAGCTTTGTCCCGAAGAGCTTGTTC